CTTGCTGCCTTTCCTTGATATGGTATACTCCAACCCGTTTAATTCGAAGACTAATTTGCACGAAAAAGAGTCAGAATTGTTGTTCATGACTTGTGCAGACTTTGTTGTCTTCGAACATTTGTCGAAGATACAGTAGGTAATAGAGTCAAGTAGTGTAGACTTTCCGCTAGCGTTAGGAGCAAACAGCCCGTAAGTTCCTGTCATGTTAGTAAAGTCCACAAAATTGCCTTTACCGTAGCTAAACATATTTTCAAACTCGAACGTCTTTGGAAGCCACATAGAATTTCTAGGAACTTCCAACTTAGGTAGAGCGTTGTTGATATTACGATTGATTTCGCAAACGTCTTTAATAGTTTGGTCGTCTAAATCTAGCTTGTCCTTAAGGAATTCGGCTAATATCGTGTTTTGATATTCTATGTCCCTAACATCATGAACGTTAAGTTTTCTGTTATCGTTGGAAGAGTTAGTGAAGTCTTTTATCTTTTGCATAGAAACTTCAATAACATTCTTTTGCTGTTTAATATCAGCAATAATGCTCTTTATTTCAGACTGATTGGTGTTCTTATACTTTACTCTTAGATAAAGATTTTGAGGCAAAGAATCTGGTAGAGGATTGTAAATAGCATTCTCTACTTCGATTGTATAAAAAGCAGTGTCGTTGTCTATTTTAACGTATTCAGCCGATTTTAAGGCCAAATCCCAAACAAATAGGCCGTGATCTAGAGACTCAGCATGGTTTTGTTGAATCAAAGATCCAGGATATCCAATAGTTTTCTCTTCGTTTAAGAATTGTGTCTTGTGGATATCTCCCAACAAAACAATATCGAACCCATCAAAGTTTTCTACCTCAACGTCGTTATTGAATAGTCCAAATCCGCCTTCTGTAGTAGTTCCGTTTACAGGTCCATGGTACAAAGCAATCCGGTACTCTTCTTCTATTTGATCTGCTTTAATAAAGTTCTCGCAATCGTCGAATACGGACCAATGCGCAAACGTTTTATCTCCAATTTTGAAAGCGGCTGTCTCTTTAATGTAGAGTAAGTTAGGATGGTTCAATGCATTTACGATTGGAGTTAACGCATCCATTCTTTGTGCATTGTTTAGATTAGCATCGTGATTACCAGGAATAAGTAACACGGGACCGATGTCTGCCAAGTTTTTTAGAAATGTTTGAACCTCGTTTACAAGTTCTGGAGTGACATCGGTCTTCGCGTGTACTATATCGCCCGTCAGACAGATCAGGCTTTGTTTGTCGAAACTATTCGCAACGTAATTGGTAAGTTTAGAGAAGACTCGTCTGTACTCGTCGTGCCTCTTGAAGTTTCGTATGTGTATGTCTGATATGTGGAAGATGCGTGTAAGGCTTCCTACGTTGTCGAAATATTTTGTCATCTTGTTAATTCATTTTCATTCTTCTGAGCATTAATTCTCCGAATGTTAATGGTTTTGCTTTTTGTAATAATTCTGTCATGCTCGTAAATCCTAGATCTGAAGGATCTTTACCGTCTAATTCTATTAGGTATACCTCTTTTCCAAGATTAATCAATTGTTCAGAGTAAGTAAGCGCTTCTTTGAGTGCGTCCTTATCAAGTGCCAAATATACTGTTTTTACTTGAGATTCCACAAGTTTCAACATCAGTGCCTTTGTAATGCTCTTACCAAATAGAGGAACAGCATTTCGTTTGATAGCAATTGCGTCGAATATTCCTTCGCAAAGTATAACCGGTACTGTCCAGTTAATATGATATTCTAGTCCTATGATTTCAGTTTTGTTTACAGATGGCGCATCGTACTTTTGATATGGTTCCTTTTCGAAAGATCTAGCAATAAAATAATTTACTTGACCGTTTTTATCGTAAGACGGCACAATAACTCTATTTCTGTAACGACCTTCTTTGCAATATCCAATGTTGTACTTTCTTACATCGTACTCGTTGATGCCCCTATTTTTTAGGTAAACGGTTGCGCGACGATATTCCAATGACTTGTCGTTTTCTGTCATTGAAATGAATTCTTTTGGTAAAAATACGCGAGTTGTTTCGGTGTCTTCTATCTTAGTGCGATCGCCTTTGAAGTAGCCCTTCATCTCGATCATTCTCTCTTTTTCTACTCCTAGCTTTTTAAATAAAGAAACGGGAGTTTTGCCTTTTGTAGCGGGGTGGCAGGTCCAACAGTTGTATTGACCTGTAAAAATGTTTACAATCAACTTTGGCTTCTTGTGATTGCAAATAGGGCAATGGAAAGCATGGTCCTTTTTATTTTTGTCGGGTTTAGATTTTCCCAACACAGATTCCAAAAGGCCCAAAACTAATTGTTCGTTCTCCATAAGTCTAATATACAAAAAATAGTTAGAACAAAAAAAATAATTCTTCGCTGAGCGCACTTATAACTTATATTTCTTTTTGTCCTGTAAAATAATTATTTTTAAAACCTTCTATTACAGGGGGGAAAACAACAGCAGACAACAACAGCAAGCAGATGAATATAGAAAATAAAGAAACAAACAAACCTCAACTAACAGAGGAAGAAATACAGGGGATATACATGTATCTAACTATGCACTACGAACAAATGACGCAAGAGGAAAAGACGACTTGGATAGTTTTAATGAATGAATTTGATCCCGAATTTAATAATTATGAAGATGATTAAGATATACGTTTTGGAAGACTGCGATAAATGTAAAAAATTAAAGGCTACATTAGACAGTTTAAAAATCAAGTACGAAGCAATTCCTTGCGAAAAGTATCCTAATATGTGCGATAACATAGAAGACATTACTGGAGTAGATTCTTACCCAATGGTTGACTTAGATGGAAAAATACTATATATCGCTGAGAAGTATTACGATATAGGAAAGATAAAAACAATATCTGAGAATTTATCCACTATAGGAATGTACTCGATAGATAATATCATAGATGCGATAAAAAATTATTAAATTAACATTATGAGATACAAAAACCTAGTAATTAAAAAATTGAATGAGATGGTCAATATGATCATGTACCAAGATTCCCAAATTTCCCAATTGCGTCCTCCACAAGAGCTAAAAGAAACTCTAGAAAGAATGAAAGAGAAACTTAGAGAGATCGAACATTTAATAAACACTGAGCACGAAGCTTAATTAAAAATAAAAGTTATGAAAAAACTAACAGAAGAACAGATCCTTGAGAACTTACAGAAGTTTTATGGGTACATAGACAAATACATTACCTCTGACAGAAAAGATGTTTTACTGGAATTTTATAAATCTAGAGAAGTTACACTAGCTATAAGTCCAGCATCTACTAAATTAGCACACCATAACTGTTTTCCAGGCGGATATGTTGAACATGTTAATAGAGTAGTTGAAGCCTCTTTAGTTATGGATAAAGTATGGGAGCGCTTTGGACAGAAGAAAGATTATACCATTGAAGAATTAGTATTCTCTGCAATTAATCATGACCTAGGTAAGTTGGGCACTAATGAACAGCCTTTCTATATACCTAACGACTCCTCTTGGCATGTAGAAAAGCAAGGCGCTCATTTTAAGTATAACAGTAACGTTACGCACATGAGAATAGCAGATCGTAGTTTATTCTATTTACAGCAAGCAAATATTTCTGTTAGTGAAAACGAATTCTTAGCAATCAAATTGCACGATGGTTTGTACGAAGAATCAAATAAGGCGTATTACATTACGTACAGTTCTGACTCTGAATTGAAAACTAATTTACCTTACATACTACACCAAGCAGATCTAATGGCTTCGAGAGTAGAAACACAAATTTAATTAATATGACTGGAATAATTGCAATCGTACTATGGTTCGCCACTATTTTTGGCTCCATAGTATACAATCTTTATAGAAAAAATAAAAGATTAGAAGAGATAGTACTTAATCAAAGCGGATTCGTTAACGACACTTTAGCGTTAACAGACGATTTTAACGGATTAGTAAACAAGATCGATATGACAATGTGGGTACAATCTGACCCAGAATTATTACAACTTTTTGAAACCATAAAAGCAATCCAAGCTAGAGTTCAACAATTTACAGGAAGAAAATAAACTATGGCAGAAGAACTAATGGTCGAACCGGAACCAGATATGGGTCTTACCATCAAAGGTACACCGAGAATAAGAAAACCAAAAACTAAGAACGTCTACTTTACTTCCGACACTGAGGAGGCCATTCTAAGATATCGTCTAGCTCCCAATCAAGCGGTAGCAAATCAGATATACAACAAAGAGATTCATTACGCTTTCTATAAGTTAGCAGAGAATATTATCCATACTTTTAAGTTTTATTATACTGAAGTAGATAATATTGAAGATCTTAAGTACGAAGTTATCTCTTTTCTTTTACAAAAATTGCACCTTTACGATCAATCAAAAGGTAAAGCCTATTCTTATTTTGGTACCATCGCTAAGAGATATTTGATCATCTACAATCAAAAGAACTACAAAAAAATGGTTTCCAAGATACAAGTAGAAGAGATAGATAATGCTGATAAAACTCATGAAACTTTAGTTCTAGAGCCCGAATCTTCTGATGTTAATAGGGTTTCTGTTATAGACGAGTTTATAAAATATGTAGACGAAAATCTAATGCAACTCTTCGATAAAGATCCTGAAATTAAGGTGGCTGATGCTATATTAGAAGTCTTTAAAAGAAGGGAGAACATAGACATTTTCAATAAAAAAGCTCTATTCATATACATAAAGGAGATGACCGATTGCCAATCAAATACAATAACCAAGGTCATAAAAAAGCTTAAGATCGTATATAAAGAGGTCTTGGATCACCATATTGAAAACGTTGACCAGTGATATTTATTTAAAAAATAGTATGGAACTAGAAAAGGAAATCTTCCCTGGAAAGACTTTGGCACATTTAGTGGAAGAGGTGTACAATAAACACAAGTCTCAAGATTCAACAATAAAATCAGAGATATTACGTTTGGCAGATATGATTGAAGGACCTGGCGATGCTATCGTTTTGGTGCCAATGATTAAAGGTTTATTAGATTCTAGTCTTAAGAACGACGAGGTGCTAATGAAAATTCTTAGTGCTTTCCAAAAGTCTGCAGATGCCAAGGATAAATCGGTTGAAGACGGAGGACTTTTAACAGAGAAAGACATTGAACAATTAATGGGAGAGGTAACTTCAATAGGAAATGGAGCTAAACAATTACCTAAAGCATAATGGCAGACGGATATTTATTTGGTCAGAAACTAGATGCCCAAAGAGGCGCATCTTCCGGTCAATATCTTATTATTGGTCGAGTTAAAAGCGTAGTGTATGGACAATTCGTTCCTGGTACCACACTACTTCAAGAAGGCTATAATACTCCAGCAGATATAG